GATCGCTCAGCAGGCTGAGTTCACTACCCTAACGATGGGCATAGCTACATCTCATTAGCCTCTGGAAGGCTCCCCCTCCACCCCAGACCTCAACGGTAGGCAGCATTTTCAAGCTGCCATTTAAGAACTCCTGTTACCAAGGATACGAGACATTTTCAAGTCTCCTATTAAGTGCTCCTGTACACCGGGCGAGTCATCCTTTCGGATCGCAACTCGTGGGCCGTCACCAGTATCGCACTCCTTGTTCCAGTATCGTCCCCAAAAGGCCATCCGCCAATCTAGGCATAAGCTGCCTCTGACCCCGGGCGCAACGCCGGGAAACCTGACGGTAGAGCTTCTACGGGTTCACAAACCATAAGCACGTGCTTCCTCACGAGAAACAACGGCGCTACACGCGCCTCACATCTTTTCGCCACCTTTCGCCGGAACGAAATCCGAGACAGGGCCCTCACCATCCCACTCCGAATACGGCGGGAGCCGTTCCCATTCGACATCTTGGGTAGCCAAGACGTCATTGAAAATGGGAATCTCCACGCGCCGTACAAGAGGCCTTTTAAACCTCTCTTTCACCGCCCGTCGAGTCACCTCTCTACTACCAGTCAGACGCGACCAAAGTGGACGCCGGTGCCAAGCACCGAAATCCACAACAGGACGTCGGACCCTCGAAAGGGCCAGACAGTACTGTACCGCGCTAGACTCAGAGCGAAACTCGACGGACCACCTCCAACTAGTCATCTGCAGGACAGATAACTCAACGAGTTCCTCGGACACCCTGTCCCGATCCACCATAGTGACTTCCCCGGAAGGGAGATGAACATTATGTGGAAGGGGTAGAACAGGTGTCGACCAGAAGTCGAGATCGGAGGGAAGGAGTCCGAAGATCCTACCCAACCTCCATGCCAAAAGGCCGCGGAAACCAAGCTCATCCAAGGCAAAACGGGTCGACCGAAGTAAACCCAAATGCCAGCGGAAAAACACTTTCCCCGCCCTAAATCGCTCAGGACCAGCCAACGACCCCAAAAAGGAGTGGAAACTGGCCCCGAGAGAGGTTGGGTAATCACAGGGGCGTAACATACCAAAGCGCAAAGTGTGCTTCAACGTAAGGCACTGATCCTTCCACTCAAAAAGAGTGGAATTTAGAGTGCCGAACTCAGCAGACACAGACGTCTTCGTACGCTCCACCTCAAGACCCAAGTCAGCCACTACTGACATCCACTGCCGAGCAAACTGCTCAGTGGATTGAAACAAAATGTCATCCCCGTTTATCATCAAGGGAATCCTCCCCTTCACACCATGAGTGACACAGGCCCACCTAAAAGCAAGGTAGTTCTGGAAACACAAAAGTGGGAAGGAAAGAAAAGAACCCATCATCTGACCGGTAGTAACCGTAAAGTCAATACCGTGCTCAAGGGACCAAAGATTGGGGCGGAGCGAAGACAATGCGTGATCCCAAACGGAAGAAGCCACAAAAAGTGAATTCTCTCGAGCGGCCTGCAAAATCTTCTCGGCTACCTCAATCGACAAATTGTCA